TACTATCAGTGATTAGGTTACGTCCACCAACTTTTATATTTTCATTTTTAAGTTCTGAAAGATTTGTAACTTCACCGCCAGCTAAAACTACTTTATCATTACCTTGCCCCCACAATTGTATACCCTTAAATTCACCTATAACTAAATCGTTAAATAGTTTATTTCCAAAAGCAATATTTCCATTATCTCTAACGTGAATTGTTGTTTTATCTTTAATTAACAAATCCCCATTTAAACTAACATCACCAGTTACTGTACCTCCGTTCAAAGGTAAATAATTCAAATCGGGTTTATCTGCAAGGTCATTATAGGAGATAGCATTTTCATCTATTACTTCACTGCCTGCCATTAGCTTTATCTTTCCTTTCTGTACTACTATACTGGTAGGGATGTTGCTGACAAAGTGGCTCACGGGGATACTGGTAAGGAGGTTATCGCGCTTGTCTCTTAGTTCTAAGGTCTTATTTGTTCTGTTGTACACCAACTTCGTACCCTCGTCGTCCAAGAACATTAGGGATATACGCCTTACTATGTTGTTACCTTTCTTGAATTTGAGTTCCGTAGTACTCTCGTCCAATTCAATATCATAGTCTTCGAGGGTGTCAAGCTGTTGCTTGTAGGCGTTTGTAAAATCATTAGACGAAAGTCCCTTGCCTTCTACTTTATCTACTTTCCCATCAAACAGCCCCTTATGAGCGTGGGTATCGGTGAGGTGGTTTTGGAGTTGCTGAGCAGATGCGGTACCTTCTACTATTCTATCCAAGCCGTCGATATAGGACATAGGTATTTGCTCACTTTTGTGCCAGAAACTGTCTATCCACGCCCAAAATTGCTCTTGGTTTGGCTTTTTGAAATTGGAAAACCATTTCTTTAATGTATTTATTGCTGTCATAATTACTTAATTAAAATCCAACATACTCAATGAATTGTACCACGCGGTAAGGTGGCATATTATTATGGGGTTGGTCGCCACCTACTGAGGAGGTGTTTTGCTTTATAAATGTATTTACTCCTGATGTCCCTCCCCAATGTCGTTCACCAACATAACTACCGCCACCGAACAGATTGTGCAATGCTTCACTTCCTTGTTGGTGACTATGCGAAGGCATTTCCTCAATAGTGAGTTTGTGAGAACGTTCGCCTCCATATTTTAATAGACCATTCAATTGATAGTCTTTTGAGTCTTCGGGTTTCTTTACATAATCAGGGTCGAGCCCTATGGGCATTCTACCTCGTAAGTTCACGTATTCTCTCCAGCCTGCGGGTATTTCTGAGGCGGGCTTTCCCCATAAGGCGATAAGTCCAATAGGTACGGCTTGCTTTTGTTTTTCTAATTTTTCAATGCGCTTAAGGAGCTTTTCTGTCTCGGTGTTATCTGTTTTATTTTTGCCTAAATCTTGGAGGTTAGTAACGCGTTGAAAGTCTTCCCAATTGAAAGTCTTCTCGGGGGTAGAGCGACCAAAAGCGGCTGTGCGAATAGTCTCTAAGGGGCGCAAAAAACCATCTTCAAAGGTTACTTCGTTGGTTTCCTCTTTGATGATAACAGTATCTCCTTTCGCACCTCCCTCAAATGGGAAAAGTTCTCCGTTGATAAAGACAGTACCTGGGGTGATGGTGTTGCCTATCTCCTCGCAACCTGAGATAATTGCCTTATTACCTGCCATACTTCCTAAGCTATTGAAGAGGCGGTAGCTGTTCTGCATAAAGGCAAGGAACGCCACATCAAAGGGATAGCCTGCGTTGTGTTCTGTGTTTATTGTATTCATTATCATCTCCCCGTTCCTCTACCCAAAAGAGAGGGGCAATCCGCACGGGGTAACGGTTTTAGTTATGATTTATCTCCCATCGTTTACCAGCTAATTTGTAGAAGTTCACGAGGGCTTCAAGTTTATATTTGTCGTATGTTAAGTCCTTAGGAAGCACGACTATAAAATCTACTCCGCCGTCGATATAGTCGCCTCGTTGGTAGAGGAAGATTTTGCCTAAGTACAGGGGCTTATTTGCGCTACGGGGATAGATATACAACCTTTGTTTTTGCTTTCCGTCCTCGATACGGATACGCCGTTGTTCGTCATCAAACTCATCATTAAGGGCTTTGCGCAGGTAGCATACTTGGCTGTTGTGTGCCAAGTTGTATAAGTCAGCTTGGCGAGCTCGCTGAAAGTCGTATAGCACTTTGTGCAAGGGTGTTGCCAACATACGCAACCACGCTATGAGCTTCGGCTTTCGCAAAAAGGTAGGGGTAAGCAGTACGAGCAGTTTGTCGATGTTTAGGTTATACATTGCTAACGTAGGTTATATCGTTGAAGTTGTCTATCGTAAAGTAGCCTGCGGTGGGTATCTTGCTTATTTCTATCGTTTCAAAAGCTCCGTAGTCTCCACCGCTGGTGATGTTCTTACTTTGTGCTAACACTAAGTGAGGTATTTTAACCCCCTCTGCTTGCTGTAGCGCGTCAATAAGGTGTGCTAATACAAGTTCACCATTAAAAGGCAGGCGTTTTAAATAGTCTTTAATAGCCGTTTCTACGGGCTTGGTAGCGTGAATGATACTTTGTCCGTTGCTATCTAATACCAAAGGATCATATACTATCTTCATTTGCAAGTGAAGTATATCGGGTTGGTAGTTCACCACTGATAGGCGTACGCCCGCGTCTTTTATCTCTTGCAAGTAGGCTTCAAATGATTGCTTTTGGGCATCGGTGATAGGTTGCAATTGCTCACCTTGTTCGCCTGCTATCTTTACTATCAATCTACCTTCGTTTTTGCTTTCTATTACTGCCGAGTACTTCACTATCTTACTTGCCTCTATGGCTTCCTCTGTATGCCCTTGGTTATTGAAGGTATCGCTGTCGGGCAATAGGTCAAAGCCGTATTGAAAGGCAAGGGCTTTGCTACGATACCAACGTGCCGTATGTGGTTTGAGTTCTGCCAAACGTTTGTCAATATCTGCCCTGTGCTGGTCAAATAGCTTCTCCAGGCTCCATATTGCTACGGCTATGATATATACCCACAATCGCCAAATCGCTACTTTGGAAGTGCTGTTGAGGCTTTCCAATGCAGGCTCTTGTGCTTTGGCTTGGAGAATAAGGTTTTGTATCTCTTGAATGCTTCGTGCCATTATCCTAATTGTTTAATGATTGCAAGTTCTTTTTCTGAAAGCTCCCAATGAATAACCTCTTTATTTGCGGCTAATTCTTTTGCTTTTAATTCTTTTGCAACTAATTCGTTTGTAGCATTGTGTGACGCTAAGAAGCCCGATCCAAATATCGCCTTTTTATGTATTTTTTGGATTTCTAATTGTCGACAGAAAGCTAAGTCTTTTTTCATTATGCAAATGCTTTCGCCCTTCTCCACAATAGAAGCTATCCTTGATACAGTAACTACATTGTCAGGGTATTGATAGGTGGGCATATTTACTTTATTAGTATTAAAAACCGCTTTAATACGTTCTCTTAATTCTGCATCTCCTAATATCTTAACATCTCCCATTATATTCGTTATAAAAGATGTTTTTATCTTAGCCCCATTCTCATATACTATATCAGCGCTAGCAACAATAGCCGTATAATCTTGATTAGTACCGAATAAAGTAAGATGTGGAGCGAATAGAAAGTATTTTACCCCTTTAGCATTATAGAAGCGAATGATTTGTGAAATGATAGAGAAAGGGGGATTATCAATCACTACACAATTCTCATCATATTGTACACTTTTATAGTCGCCACCAGGATAGAAAGGACGGAGGACTTTCAGCCCCTCAATATTACACTTCTCACGTACATATTGCAGTACTACCTCATACACCTCAGGAGGGGTATAACAGTCATCAGTTGTCTTTTTGGGTTTAAATTTTTCAACAAAAGCTTCGTATTCTTTATTTTCTTCTGTATTCATTGTTTTAAAGTTATTGTTGTGTTACTACAAAATCTAAATTTATTGCCCATATACTAATACCCTCAAGGCGTTTAGCAACTTTCTCGTCTTCTTTAGAAAAGGCGGTTGCGGGCTGTAAGTTCTTTGCGGTGTAGTAGTTTAGTATATCTTTATTGCTAAATACCTCTGCAGGTAATACTAAGGTTTTGCCCGCTTGCACATCATCAGTGATGTTAATAGAGTTGGCTTCGGCAAACTCAAAGACGCTTTCTATCGTGCCCGTGTGTTGCAGGGCGAGGTCGAGGAGGCTTTGATTATGTAGGGCGGTGATTGTCATTTTGCTTTACCGTTGAGTTGCTTGTACTTCTTTAATTCGGTGAGAAGTTCCTCTACTGAGGCTTCTAAGTCCTTAATGCGTTGGTTAGCGTGTTTGAGTTCCTCAATAGCATTGGCGTACTTGGTGCCTAAGTCTTCTATCATCTCTCTGTATATCTTCACAGCCTTGTCTACATTGTCAAGTTCGGAGGTTTGTAGTTCCATTTGCTGCTTGGGGCGACCAAAGAACCAACCTGCTAAGCCCGATAATACCATTCCGATAAACGAACCAAAATGCTCTTTAAATACTTCTGATATCCATTCCATTGTGATATGTGTTTTTAAGTTATTTTCCCTTTTCCTTCACTTATTGTTGCACCCGTATAAGCCCCTGCTTGTAGGGTGATTCCTGCTTGCACTGTTACCTCGCCACTCTTAACAAAGTCATCAATAAGAGAGGCTAAGCGTTCGGCATACTCTTCCATTGAGGCATTTGTTTTTCGTTGCATATCTTGTTGTAAGGCGATAAAGCCTTGTTTTAGGGCTTGTTTGTTTAGTGCCATAGTGCGTTTATAGGTTTATTTTTAACTCTTCATAGCCTTTTGAGAGGTCTATGGTAGCATTCTTGTAATCGTCGTATTCTAATTGTATTTTTAGGTCTCGTTTAAAGGCTAAAGGGTTAGTGTTTGTTTTCAGGTAGTTCTCTACACCAAACCCCATAAAAGGAAACTCTTTAAATTCCCCTTTCTGTGCTTCCACTATATGCTTTATGTGTTGCATATCCGAGGACTCAATTACAAAATCACCCTCCTCAATTACTAAATTGCCTGCAGTATCTAACAACAAGTCTTTTCGTGCCATATCATTCTAATAACTGATTAATTTTACTTTCTAACTCACTGAACTTTGCCACGTTGTTAGGTGAAAAATTACCAACACCTGCAGGGGTTTGTATCACTACCGTTTTAAGCTCGGTAAGCCACTCACTCAATAACTGTTTGAGGTTAGCAAAATTGTTTTTTATCTGTATCTTCCCTTTAGCTATCTTCACTACTGCACCATCAATCTTTACTTCTATACTATCAATCTCGGTATAACCAACTATACAGGTTTCGGAGGGTTCGCCCTCAACCTCCAAACACAGCACCTGCGAACCTATCTTAGGCACTATGTTTAAACAGTTTTCAAATACCCCTTGAACAGCGTTTAAACGCACATCTAACAGCAGAGGTAAATCTTCCCTCTCCACCTCACAGGTATTCCCCTCGATACGACTCACCACACCTACAGAGGTAACCTGCTTTTTGCGATGATTTAGGGTAGTAATTGCGGTTGTAAGGGCTTGTTCCATAGTTCTGTAGTGTCTGTGCTATTAGTGTTTGAGAGTTTCATTGACAGCTTGCTTTTGCGCTTAAAGCCGTCTTGTGCGTTGAGCAAGGTAGTTACGCTTTCTAACAAATACAGTCCGTCGCGGTGTTTGTCGGGATAGTTAGGATCGGTAAGGGCTACCGTATCGCCCACTTGAGTACGTGGGTAGCCAAAACCCTCTAAAGTCCCCTCGTAACCGTCGAATACTGAACTGTTATAAGTCTTTTCGGTAAAGGCTTTTAGCTCTTCTAATGTAAGGTTGGTAGGAGCGTGCAAAGTGCGTTCGCCTCCTCCCTCTTCCCCATATTGGTAGGTTACTTTTTTAGAAGTACCTTTTTGTGAGCTCTCAGCTTTCAATAGTACCTTGCGTTCATTCTTAGTTTTGTACTTTAAATCTTTACTTTGTCTAAAGTTCTTATCAAAGATAAAGTGATGTATCACCTTTGATTTAAAATCTATTTTAAGCCCTGCAATAAGTTTTTTTTCTCTAAAAGAACAATGAACACCATACTGTTTTTTTAGCTCCTCCAGCACTTTATAAGGCGAGGAACGCTCTATCATTAGTTTACCGAGTTGCATATCCAGCACCTCCGTTTCATAGTCGGGGGCAATGTCTTTAAGTAACTGCTTCAAACTTACTGAAGCGTACGTTTTATTAATAAGGGGCTTGTTTTTCAGTTGGTACATCTCATCTTCACAAGTGAGTAACAGCGGTATATCTGCCCCTATTTGAGTGATATATCCCTCAAACTCGGTAAAATAGTCACCATTGTAACCAGCTTCAATATGAATGCTATCGCCTACCTTTATCAGCTCTAACAAGTTCTTGCGTTCAATGCTAAAACTCTGCCCGTCCTTACGGGTGTTCTTAAACTCACGAGGTAACTCTACCTTTGCTGTAGTGGTTAGCAGTTCTATACTATTGGCAATCTCTATTTGCTTTACTGCGCTGAACTGTATCTTGCCAGCTACTGTTATACGAATATTGATATTTAAATAACTACTTCCCATCACCTTCCAATAAGTTAAACGTTACCTCTTTTACACTTTTAGCACTCAACGTATAGGCAACAGTATCACTATAACCTTCTTTAGGATTAATAGTGATAGAATCTATATAAATGCTATCAATACCCTTGTCATAAAACTGTGCCCCAACTACTTTAATAATATCATTGTGTTCAAAAAGAGTGACTATTTGCTGTATTTGACTATCGGGGTAATTGTGGTTTTCTATATCCACCAAAATACCCTGAATGGTAATCTCCCATTCGTTGGTATTCCAACGCTCTACAATAGTACTACCATTAGTCTCAGTTTCAATGAGTTTCTTTGAGCGTGAGAAGGAAAGGATAGGAGGCGGAGCAAAAACAGTAGATTGTTCGCCTCCTATAAAGCTGTTAAACACAAGGCGAGTATTTTCGTACTCCATTGTAATCTCCTCGAAATTGGTAGCCTCGCCAAAGGTCTCCACTTGGTACTTGTTATCCTCTTTGGTAATCACTACTTGGTTCATACCCTCAGAAGATAACACTATTCCCAAAGCCCTCCCATAGCGAGAAGCCAAATCTAATACGATAGATTGTCCGTTTTCCATTTGTTACAAGTCTTGTTTTTTAACACCTAATATTCCTTGTTCTGCCAGCCATTGAATCTGTGCCCACTTCATAGCCCACGTTTCATCGTCCAAATCTTCGGGGAAGGGGATATGAAGGTAGTAACTTATCAAGGCATCAACTTTAAAGTACAAATCGCCTGTTTCCTTGTAGTTTAGAGCTCTATTAAGTTCTAAACAGTTCCAAACTTTCCCTGTCTAATAGGTATCAATTCACCAATCAGACTTGCTGAGGCATAGAATAGTCCATCATCGGCAAGTACTTCCTCTTTGTTGGTAACCAAACAAGCCTTTACCAATATTTCCTGTGCCTTCTTAGGGTCCTGATTTAAGTATTTTAGGTATTGCCCTACCACGTTGCGAGAGGGTACTACTGCTAATACTTCCAGCTCTTCTGTGCCGTTGTCATCTATTGGCAAGATAAGCGATTTTAGCTTGTCGCCATATTCTTTTTTGAGGCTTGTTTTTACCTCTTCACTTACTTTTTTTATCATAGTTTTTTT